TTCATTGAGTATTCAGCAACCCCGGAGAACTTTATAGATTATACCAGGCAAAACATAAATTGTCAACCATTAATTTAAAGATTGACTAAATATGTAACATAGAGTATAATACAAAACAATTAAATATGGATATATTATGACAAAGAAAATAAAACCACAAGACAAACCACACTACGTAAACAACAAAGAGTTTTCTCTTGCGGTTGTAGATTATTGCGAAAAAGCAGAAAAGGCAAAGAAACAAAAATCTAAAAAAACACCAATTGTTCCAAATTACATTGCAGAATGTTTTCTAAAAATCGCAGAAGGATTATCACATAAATCTAATTTCATTCGATATACTTATCGTGAAGAAATGGTTATGGACGCGGTAGAAAACTGTTTAAAAGCAATCAAGAACTATGATATCGAGACTGCAACTAGAACTGGAACACCTAATGCATTTGCATACTTTACGCAAATATCATGGTATGCATTTCTACGTAGAATCGAAAAAGAAAAGAAACAACAAGATATTAAATTAAAGTATATTGCTAATATTGGCGTAGATGAATTAGTCGACACTTCAAGCGGAGAAATTCCGTCAGACGAAACAATGGCATTTGTAGATAATTTACGTTCAAGAATTGATGGTGTTCGAGCAAACGATTTATATTGGAAAGATATTGTTACAGAAGAGAAGAAAAAGAAAAGAAAGAGACGTGCAGTAAACGTTGATTCAGATTTAAAAGATTTCTTGGAGTAGGTATACAGAACCCCCCGGATAAGTCTCTAGTCTATAGTATATATACGAACTAAGTTTTTCAGAACTGAACTGACACGCCACACCCACATGACGATACTTCTTTAGGATTTATTATCTTAAAATACTCGTTAATGCCGTCAACAACCCAGTCTAATGTAGAACCTTCTAGATATGGTAATGATACTGCATCTACTACTATATTGAACTTTCCGTAATCTAAAACAGTATCGCTTTCAGCAATGGACTCAACATACTCAATATAATACTCAAAACCAGCACACCCACTATCAGTGACCCCAAGACGAATACCACTTCGATTGCCTGTCTTTGTTCTCTCAATCGCTTTAGATATCGCTTCATCTGTTAACTCAATAACCATATCCGTTTGGGTCTTCCCACTGATTATGTTTTCTATGTTTAAGTTTTTCTTCCCAATCTTCGATTGCTTTCTTGATACCTTCTTCTGCAAGAACGGAACAATGTAATTTAATCTTGGGTAATTCTAATGCATCTGCAATATCTTTATCTTTGATTTCTTTTGCTTGTTCTATGGTTTTTCCTTTTAACATTTCAACAAACATAGTAGATGATGCAATTGCAGAACCACAACCGTAAGTCTTGAACTTAACATCTTCTATAACGTCTCCATTCATCTTAAGGTCTAGTTTCATGACATCTCCACACGCAGGCGCACCTACGAGTCCAGTTGCGACATTCGGGTCTTTAGGGTCAAACCTACCCACCGCATGTTTCTTCGGGTCTTTTAATACAGACTCAAATCTGTCTATTACTTTATCACTATATGCCATACTACTATTTATAAAAATCGTGCAGTTGATTACACAGTAGTTCAATGTCTCGGGGATTACCCGATTTCTTACACTCTATTTTTTATCTAGGTGGTTTCGGCCTATCCACCATAACAAGTATCGTTTTACTGCAAATCCCAACCCAACTGCGTAAGAATTTCTTTGCAATCATTGTTCGATGTTTACTCTAGTCTCACTACTATATGTCACGTCTTAATTGACTTTAACAACTAGAACATCTTTTCTGAGTCTCACAACAACCAACCAACTACGACTCTTCTCTACTTGTGAATTCTGGCGGTCTCTAGGGGAATCGAACCCCTGCTTCGTCTTAGACAGAGACAAGTTCTACCATTAAACTAAGAGACCGCTTATATTTATATTACTTCTTTAAAGATTTAAAGAAATCGTCTAATTCTTTCTCTTCCTTTGGTGTAGGTTTGAAATGTGGGTTTAGAAAATATTCTTCTAATAATGTACCTTTCTTATAACCCTTCATTGACAATCCTCTTTGCTTTAAGTTTTAACATATCACGAATAAATGAATATCCGTTTATGGGTGCATACTCTTTTCTAACTTCTCTGTATTCAAGATAGTTTGAATAGGGATAGATTGCAAAAGTATCCGCACCTTCTTTATGACAATGTTCTTGTGGTCTATTATAACCTTTTTTAGAACACCCTCTGTATCTTACAGAAAACAATCTTGTCTTCATCAACTCTCTTACGATTGGGTCATATCTGTAAATAATCGGAATACCTTTGTAAAGAGATTGTTCTCCTTTTGTTTCATACTTACTTAAGTCTAACATTACTTAACTGCCCTCATAGGTGCATCATCAAATGGATTTTCTTCCTTGAACTTATTAAACTCCGCAAACTTATCTTCTGCTAATTTGATTTCTTCATCGAATCTTTTTTGCATTGTGGTTTTATCTTCTAAAATGGCCATATCTAACCATTTTTTGGTTTTCTTTACATTATCGCACAAGACTTTTATTTCTGCTAAGAACTTCTCAGTCTTTCTTACGATTTGTATTTTAGTTAATTGTGTCATATTTACCTCTTTAATTTATGTTGTTATTATAACAAGACAAACAAATAATGTCAACCATTTTTTTAAAAAAAATTTTACTTGACAATTTATGTTTGATTAAGTATAATACTTAACAATGAGAAAAAATAATTATAACAGACGTCCACAAAAACCAAAGAAACGAAGATACGATGGACCAAAAGATACTGGTTTGACTGTATATGTTCGTGATGGTAATGTTGACCAAGCACTTAGAAAGTTTAAAAAGAAAGTTAAAACCGCTGGTATTATCGAAGACTTAAAAGAAAAAGAGTTTTTTGTTACTCGCAGAGAAAAACGTAGACTATTAAAAGATAAGGCAATACGTAGACAAAAAAGAGAAGTTGAAAATAATAAAGGTTTAGGTTTTACTTTACGAGGAAGATTTCAATAGAAACTCAAAGTCACTAGTCGACTAAAGAGTAATCAGACTAGGGTTAGTTACCGAACACTCGATGTAGAAATGAGAAAGTCTACAAAAATATTAAAGGGAGATATTGAAACTATTGCAGACTATCTCCCTTTAAAATAGTATTTTGTATAAATACTAATGTATAGAAATATACATACGTTCATCTTATATTTTATATAAGACGGAAGTAGGAAACCTGAAAACCTCTTTCTATTTAGAAAGGCAAGCAAGTACCCGCAAGGGGAACGAGACCGAAAGTTTACCGAAGGAACGCTATGAGAAGGGTGTAGTCGTGAGACTATGTACGAAATCGATTAGAAAACTGGAGGGCGAACCAATGTATTACAGAGGTATCAAACACACTCCCGAAGATGTTGCGAAAGAACAAAAAGTTGTTTCTGCTGGCATTTATCGTGGAATTAAACATGATGCAATCACTGTAAAATCATCTAAAGTTGCTAAAAAGGCACAAGGTGGTATTTATCGTGGTGTAAAACATGTATAAAGTAAGACACCAAAAATTGGGTAAAGTCGATGCGTATATTGGAATTTTTATATTTTCAATTGCGTTGATTTTATTCTTGTCTTAAAAACAAGGGGGACTTCGTGTCCCCCTATGTTTTAAAATATCAATGATAGTAGTATAATACTACAAAGACATAATGAAGGTATCATGAATATACCAGTACTCCATTCCCATGGTTTCAACTCAGTATCAATACCAGACCATATCTTATCTAATCTACCACTCTTCATCAATTTGTCTAGTGTTTTCATATGTGTCATTTGTGTGACAATTGTGTGTCACATCTGTAACATTTATTTATAAGTTTATTATTTTATAAAATAATGGTTGACAATTGTTGTTCAACCCATTATAATACTTGTATTGAGAATGAGAAAGAGAGGTAAAATTCAGAATAAAGTAACGGCGTAAAGTCAAAGGTCGATAGACGTTAACCCCCGGTGAGGTAGATTTTGAAGCGGTAGCACCCTTCCCTTGACCGGGGTTTTTTTTACATAAAAAAAGGGAGAACCGAAGTTCTCCCCTTTTTGGTCTTTGACCTTACAGATTACGTTAAGATGTTAGTCACCTTGAATATTCTGTAGTAGAAGTTAGTTTTAACACTAGCAAGACCGTTAGCAGGTGTAGAACCTACAAATGGGTTTGACGCCATTCCGTATCTTGTTTTAAAACCAATTCTAGGTTGGAAAGTATCTTCCCCAACTGCTTTAACCATTTGCAATGGTACGTATGGGCAGTAGAAAACACCAGCATCATAAGGGTTAGTACCTTTATAACCTACTGTACAGTAGTCAGTGTTTGCGTATGGGTCGATGTATACTTTGATTCTTCCGTTAAGAAGACCAGCAAAAGTATTACCAGTATCGTCAACGTTTAAGTTGTTAGATATACCTGGAGAGTAATCCAAAGTTCCAGCGGCCGCTAATGCAGTTGCAACG